CGTGAGATGCGATGCAAGGGCGAGAGCATCGGTGCTCGCCAGCCGGCAGTCAGGGACGCCGTTCACAAGTTCTTAGACGATTCGGTTGGCTCGTCTGGCGGCCCAGTGACCCCAGAGAGCCGGGCGGCGTGGGTGTCGGCACTCCGTGACCTGTCGAGGGCTGCCGCTGATGTCACGAAGTAGCCGCTGGTCTGTCGGTGCTGTCACGTTTGTGATCGTGATGGCGATCTTGGGCACGCTCGTGGAGCGAGCCACGAAGCGAGTCGCCGCACGTATTGACGGGCAGTTTGGCTACACGCCAGACCCAGCAGGCACAAAGGCGTTTTTGGCTGAACTTGACCAACCGCTTTTCTCTGACGCGGCAAAGGACGTCATCAAGAACGCCAAGCAACAGGACACGTTTCTCTATCGCTTCGCTGACCGTGCTCACCGCCAGGTCTACGGCAAGCCGTTTGGGCCTTGGAAGCAGGGCATCGGCGACTGTGTCAGTTTTGGATGGGCGATGGGTAGCTACGTCGGCCAGTGCGTTGATTGGGCTGAAGGTGAATTGCCAGAGCCGCCGAAGCTCGTTTGCACGGAAAGCATCTACTCGGGAAGTCGCACCGCTGGAAGATTGCCGCCGGTCAGTCAGGCCGGGTACAGCGATGGAAGCTATGGAGGTGCAGCTGCACGCTGGGTGGCCGGCAAGTGCAAAGACCAGAGCGTCGGCGGCATTCTTTTTCGCCAGCCGTATCCCGGTGCTGATTTGACGACATACAGCCCAGCCAGGGCGAAGGAATGGGGCAACGTACTCTGCGGCGGCGGACAGGCAGGGATGGCACTCGCCAAGCTTGCCAACAAGAACACGGCGACGCACGTAGCACTTGTGCGGAACTTTGATGAGGCTGCTGCAAGCATCGAGAGCGGCTACTGCGTGCCAGTTTGCAGCGGCGTTGGCTTCTCGTCGCAGCGTGACGCTGATGGCTTCGCACCTCGCTCTGGGTCTTGGGCTCATTGCCTCTGTTTTATTTCTGTGCGATACGCAAAGAACCAAGGAAGGCGTGACGGGCTTTTGGCGATCAACAGCTGGGGAAATAGCTGGAACGCAGGCCCGAAGTGGCCGGCGGACCAGCCAGACGGCTCCTTCTGGGTGAGCCGCGAGACGGTTGACGCGATGCTCTCTGGACAAGATTCCTTCAGCATCAGTGGCGTGAACTTCCGCTACCGCAACCTTGACCACGGCAACTGGCTGCAACCATTCCCGCCAGAGACTCGCACACCGTCGCCGGCTCGACTCATCGCAGACACGTTCCATCTCGCTCAGTAGGAGTGCCCTATGTCGCTCGTCATGTGGCTTGTATTCGGTGCCGTCGCAGGTGGCATCGCCAAGTGGGTGATGCCTGGACGCTGCCCTGACGGCTGGGTGCCGACCATCGGCCTCGGCATCGTCGGTTCGCTCGCTGGCGGACTGCCGTTTGGCGACGCACCGGCTGGCTTGATCGGCAGCGTCATCGGTGCCTGCGTCGTGATGTTCCTGTACTCAATCTGGAGCGTAGACCGATGACCAAGCGTGAGATTCAGACAGCCGTCGTCGTCGGCCTAGTGGCGGTGATGCTCACATGGTGGGCAGCGACGTCGGATTACTCGCCCGTAAAGCCAGAGCCGCAGCGTCCCGTCCTGCGACTTATCCAGCGGCTCGCCCGCATTGGATTGTGGGCGATGATGTTCGCTGAGCAGCCGCCAGCCGAGCAGGCGTACGTCGTTCACGCGAGAGTTGACGCTGATGGGCACCGAGTCCTTAACCACGGGCAGGGATGGTGATGTTCAAAAACAAGACACTGAACCAGATCACAGGCACCGTGCTTGTGTCGATGGTCATCGCGAGCGCCGTTCTTGCCATTGCTGGGGTGTGGGGATTTGTTGGCGATGGCATCGGCGGCAAGCTGATCACGACATTTTTTATCATGGGCGCAATGACATTTGCGGTCTGCGGTGCCGCCGACCAGTTCTGGAAAGAGTAGGTAATCATGTGGCAATGGCTGCTCTCCGTTCTGGCGGCTCTGTCCGCTGACCCTGCACAGATCGACCGTGAGGCTCCTAGAGCTTCGGCGGCGGTCTCGGCAGCGTATGCAACAACGGCTGTCGAGAAGGCTCCACAGCCGCAGCCAGAGCCTCCAAAACCATCCTGCTGCACTGACTGCGGCGGCAAGGGATACATCACGCACGGCGACGGGCACCGGACGGCTTGCCCGTGCCCCGCGTCCTGCAAGTGCAAGAACCCGCCCGGCGCGTCGCTCACGCCTGTTTCACCTGCTCGGCCTGCGGGCTGGAGGTGACGGTGGGCGACGCGCCGGCTGGGATGCTGCCGCACCTCAGATGCCGGCTGCGTGCGGAAGTCGGTCCTCGAGCAGTCATGGCTGGGCGTGCTTTTGACGAGTTCGTTGACGCGATCTGCCGCTGCTGGAACTCAGAACATTGGACGAAGCTGGCAAGGACGCAGCCAGAGTCGCAGATGCTCGCCGTCATGGACGCCAAGGTTCTCATCGCCAAAGTGGGCGAGGACGTCGAAGCCATGTGGGGAGCGTCGCCGGAACTGCGAACGCTCTACGCTGACGTGGGACGCGAGGCTGTTGAGGTGTTCGCTCGGCTCTGGTTTGAGTCAATGGCGAACCGTACGTGGATGCGTCAGGCATGCCGGGAAGCACGGCGAACTTGACAGCGTTGCCAGACTCGCTGCATGGGCGAGGTTCAGCGTTCACTTCTTGCCGACGACGAATTGCCACCACCGAAGGGCAAGCGGAGACGCATGCCCGAAAGGCTGTCGCCACCCATGCGGAAGTTCCTGACCAAGCTGGCGAGGATTGGTGCTCGCGTCACTTGGTGTATCGAGTTGCTCTACGATCCGAGCAAAGGAGGGCAGGGGGAGTTGACCGACCGAGCCAAGGCCGGCGATCACACCCTGGTGCTCGACACGGTGCGCGAGGTGGAATACAGGGCGGCATCACTGGCCGAGGACATAGAGGCGTTCATGACGCCGCCCGACAAGCTGCCGTCAGAGCCAGGCAAGCCAGCCAGGGTGGAAGCGATGGCACGACGGCAGGCGGCGAAGCTGCACATCTTTGACTGATCGTATCGGGAAACGTCGCTTTTTCGTCGCTTTTGGGATACGTCTCGGGATCGTGTCGCTGCACAGAACATGACAGAAGGTGCGATTAGGTGTGCAGTTGCCACCAGTTTTTTTGCAATAAATCTTGACACTCAGTCATCAAGCAAACCTGGCCGCTCTCTGAGAATCTCGCGTATGTGCTCTAGGTGTTGCCTCGTCTCCTCGCTCGGCTCGCCGTGCTTGAGGATGCTACGGCAATGCTGATCGACCAACCAGATCGCCGCCTTGGCGTCACGGCCCTGCATGGCAGCGTTGAGTTCGACTTGCTCGTCTGGTAAGCGAAAGCGGAGGATGACGTGTGGCATGGCGACATTGTGGCAGGGGCGTCAAGCGTTACGAAACCTCGGTCGAAAGAAATAAAAGCCGAGGTTTCTTACAGGTACGGCATTTCACGGTTATTGCGTGGCGGGCAATCTGCCGGAAATGCCGTACCCATTGACAGAGTTGGTCAAGGCTCACGCCGCGGGCGGCTTGTCGATGTCTGGGAGGTAGTCCAAGTTGGATTCCCTGCCCGTGATTTCTTCGTCGTAGTAGTGGTTTTCAGCCATCTCCTCGGACGAATGCCCCAGCTGCTTCTTTGCTGAGATTCCAGCCCGCTTGAGGTAGCTGGCCGTGGATTTGCGGATGCTGTGGAACGGGTGGTATTCAACGCCAGCGTTTTTGCACAGCACACGCAAACTGCCGTACAGCGACAGCATCTCTCGGTCGTCCAGCCAAGGCCACACACGCTCATTAGCCGCCCCTTTCTGCGCTGCCAGCATCCGAGCCAGTTCGGGCGTGATGGGGCGTGTAATCGTCTCACGATGCCCTTTTCGCGTGGCTGCGAGGAACGTGAGCGTGTTCCTTTGCAGATCCACCTCCGACCACCTGAGTTCAAGCACCGCGCCGATGCGTTCCCCGGTTTGGAAAAGTGCTTGGATTTTGGTCATCCAATACCAAGCGGCTGGCTTGCCGGCGATGTAGCCTTTTCGTTTGCGAGCCGTCGCCACCAGCTTGGCGAGATCCTCGGCCTTGAATGCCTTTGGAACGGGCTTGGGCACTCGAGGGCGGGCATAGTCTGGGAACTCAAGCAGTTCGCCGTTGGATTTCTTCCAGCGTTTCTTCGCCAGCCAGCCCCAGAGGCTTCGCAGGTGGGCAGAATCTTTTGCCAGCGAGGCAGGGCTAATCAGCTTCCACTTGCTGTGCTGGGTGACCTGACGCCACCGCAAGAACTTTGCGGCAATCAAGTCGTCTAAGTCGTCAACGGTCGGCTCGTGGCCCAGAAAGTCCCTGAAGCGGTCCAGGGTGCTCAGATACATCGCAACGGTGCGGTCAGACAGGTTCTTCAACGGCGCGACACGGTCAATCAGCAGTTCTCGCAGGGTCATTTTCATCGTCTCCTTTGGTTTGGAGGCGATTGTATCGAGTAGTGTACAGGCGTTCAAGTTTGCGGCACGTCCGCTCTCAATCCTGCTCACTAGTGGACAGAGGTACAATCTGCACCCCATCCGCTGGAACAATCGCCCCTTTTGGGGTCGGTTGGTAGTGTACATCGTTTCGAGTTTTCGGACCAAGCTGACAACTGGAAACGAATGACTGCGTGGTGATATACGGACCAAGGTTGTCCATCTAGGTTTGCACACTAGAGCCGGTAGCGTTACATTGACAGGATGATTGCCGTGGCATCGCCAGACAAAGAGTGGATCACCATTGCCGAGGCGGTGAAACTGGCCGGCTGCACCGAGGGCTACCTGCGGCGGCTTTTGATTGCAGATGACAAGCGACTGACCGGCTGGAAGGCTGGCGAGCGGGCTTGGCTGGTTAAGCGGGCCGACGTCCTCATTCTGAAGGCGAGCTTGTCCACCCGCTCGAACTTGCGGAAATCTGAGCGGAAGGCTGACCCAAAGCCAAAGCGGAAGCGGAAAACCCAATAACTCACGGGAAAACCGCACCTAAAAAATCTTTTTCAAGACCTCTTGTGCGTAGTAACGATAACGCTACAATCGGGACATGCGAGCGAATGAGACTCGCAGGGCACGAGACGGGAGACGAAACGATGACGATCACCAGCCGCTTCGCAATCAAGACCGCCGCAGTCAACTACGTCAAAGCGTTCGTTGCCGGTGACGATGCCACCGCCAACAACTGGCTTGTTGAGTGGGCGATCTTGAAGGGATTCGCCAACTACAGCCGCGAGGCTGTTCTGGCTGCTGGCTACCACGACTGCATCTGCAACGACGCATAACTACACAAGGTGGGGCCACCCGGCCTGCCGACAGCTGCGAAACGGGTGGCACTTCAATACACAGGATTCTTTTGGCCAGGGAGGGCCAGGCGATGCGACGACACCTAGACCGGCTGATTCAAGCCCTTGTCTTCATCCGCCTCGGCCAGCAGCTTGGCACCGACTCAGACCTCGCCCAAGCGGTCGCTCACGGCATAGATCTGCTTGTTTCCACGCTCTCCCGTTTTCTTGGTTGACAGAAGTAACGCTATCGGTACGCTCTTGCCCAAAAGTGACGATAGCGGCACACGCAAAACACTGACAGATAAACGCAGTTTCCAATCCCCAAAACGCCAACTGGAATCCCTGACCACTAGATTGACGACCGCTGGACAGACGTATACCGTGACCCTCAACACGAAGGAGATGACCGACATGGACGCACATCACGCTGAGTACGCAGGAGCAATCGCAGGAATGGCAGAAACCTACGGACGAAAGCACGACGTCGCCGTTGGCGATTTTGTCTCTGGCTTGACCGCAGAGCGACGTTGGAGCGGTCACGTCCAGGCAGTCGAAGGCGACCGCATGGTTGTGGACGTTGACGGTGCTTGGCTCTCGGTCAGCACTCAGGACATCACGCACTAGCGGGAAAAACACAATGCGCCCCTCGGGGGGGGGGGGGGGCCGTTACAGCGCGGGGGTTGCGCGCTGCTGAACGGCTGGATATCACACTCCCCCAACTGAGGATCACTCACACGAAGGACCGCACATAGAGGGAAAGGAACGCTCGCCAGCAGGAAGCAGCGAGCGAAAGGAGCCGGTGGAACCGGAGCAGCAAGGACGCACTAACCACCCGCCGAGCAGGACGCAGAGCGGGCATTTTTACACGAAAGGACACGAAGGATGAGCACGGAAATCAGCACACACAGAGCCAGCACAGGGCTGGCACTTCAATCGTTCGATGACGCCTTCCGCTTCTCCAAGATGGTGGCGGCGTCAGAGTTCGCTCCCAAGGACTTCAAGGGCAAGCCCGAGAGCTGCATGCTGGCGATCCAGCACGGCAGCGAAGTCGGGCTCTCGCCGATGCAGTCGCTTCAGAGCATCGCGGTGATCAACGGCAGGCCGACGATCTGGGGCGACGCTGCCTTGGCCTTGGTGCAGTCCTCGCCGGTCTGCGAGTACGTCAAGGAGTACGTTGAGGGCCAGGGCGACAACCTCACCGCTGTCTGCGAGGCGAAGCGTCGAGGCTACCCAGCACCGACCGTGAGCCGTTTCTCGATGGCTGACGCCAAGCGTGCCGGGCTCGCGGGCAAGTCTGGGCCGTGGAGCCAGTACCCCGAAAGGATGTTGGCTCTCCGTGCCCGTGGCTTCGCCCTCCGCAATGCGTTTGCTGACGCTTTGCGGGGCTTGATCACCGCCGAGGAGGCACAGGACTACACGCACAACGTCGTGTCAGAAACGCCACGCCAGCCCGTTGAGATCCGTCCCAAGTTTGACGACCGTCCCGCTGGCGGCGTCATCAAACTCAAGGCGTCGCCCGCCGAGCCGCAGGAGTTCTCTCCCGTCGAAAAGGCACGGCTTGCCGTGAGCCGCGCCGCAACGCTCGAGCGGTGCGATGCACTGAGAAAGACGGCGAGCGAGCGTCTCTCTGACGGCACGTTCACCCAGGCCGAGCACGACGAGATCGTGGGGCTGCTGGTCACGAAGGCCGAGATGCTGATCGGAAGCGAGGTGCCCGCATGAGCGACCTCTACAAGGCAACGGTGAGCGATCACCAGTTCAGCCAGCACGGCATCGGCTACTTCGTCCAGCACGGCGAGCCGCAGACGGTTGGCGGTGATCCGATGGTGCGGCTGAGTGGCGGGACGCTCGTCCCTGCCGCTGGATGGCGCGCAGAGTTCTCGGACGCCGTCCTTGAGGCGGCGCAGCAGATTGAAGCACTTGGGCACCGGCTGCTGGCGCAGGCCGACAGGCTGCGAGTTGAGGCGGCAGCGTCGAAAGAGAAGGTGCCCGCATGAGCAAGTACCGGCGCGACTTTGAGACTGTTGAGGAAGCCCGCAAGCGCCTCGCCCGTGAAGACCAGGCCGAGCCTCTGATGGTTGAAACTGACATCGGCAAGGTGCTTGATGAGCCAGCCAGATCGCCGCTGGTAATTAAGCCTGGACGCATGAACGCGAGCCGTGCCTACAAGCGCGGGCGCGAGGACGAGTACAGCGACCGCATGCGGTCGAAATACGGCGGCGAGTGGTAATAGCGACCGGCACGCCATTGCCGTAGCTGCTTGCATCGGAGCAGCAGTGGCCGCCAAGCGGCGAGGTGGCGAGTAACTGCCGCAGCTGCGGCCTGACTTTCTCCTTGGGTAACGCAGCCGGATGCCGCACGAGACGCGGCCAAAACACACGAAAGGAAGCGTGATGAAGATTTACCTAGCAGGACCGATTCACGGTCGCCTCGACATCGAATGCAAAGGCTGGCGAAGCGAAGCCGCCGGCATTCTTGGCGTCCACGACATTGAGTGCGTTGACCCGATGCGGCACGACTACCGCGGCGTCGAAGAGGGCGCTGCCGAAGAGATTGTCGCCTTGGACAAAGACTCCATCGACGAATGCGACCTAGTGCTCGTCAACGCCAACGAGCCCAGCTGGGGCACCGCGATGGAGGTGTTCTATGCCAACAGCATCGGCAAGGACGTCGTGGCGTTCAGCAACGCTGAGTCAATCAGCCCGTGGCTGCGTATCCACACGACGGCGATCTTTGGAACGCTCTCGCAGGCGTTGAGCGGAATTGTGTTCAGCGAAGCCGCAGGAATGAGGTGACATATGCCAGGACGACCACCAGTACCAGTCGATCGCATCAAGCAGCTGCTTGACCAGGGCGTGAAGCAGAGCGTGATTGTTCAGAGGCTCGGCGTCTCAAAGTCGGTCGTGTCGTGCATCGCCCGTGGCATCTATCTGGAGCCACGCAAATGACCCGCCCCCACTACATCACGCCCGACATTGAGGACACGCTGCCGCTGTTTCGCCGCACCGATCCGGTGACGAGCAAGGCCGCAGCCGCCACCGTCAAGACGTTCGCAGGCGAGCACCACGCGGCGATCCTCGAGGCGCTCTCGCATGGGCCGGCAGGGGCGTCAGGTATTGCGGCACGGTGCGGGCTGCTCGGGCATCAAGTGAACAAGCGGCTCGGTGAGCTTGCCAAGGCTGGGAGGATCGTGGAGACGGGACGGCTTGTGACGAGTGCGAGTGGTAGGGGCGAACGGGAATGGAGGTGTGCGCGATGAGTCTTTTGCTAAGCATCACTGCAAACAATGATGGCGCTGGGTTGCTCGACGAGTTCGGCAAGGACTCTGAGTGGGCGTATTGGAACGATAACGAAGAGGATGACCAAGCGTACCAAGGGTTATTTGCTGACAACGAACAAGACGATGTTCAGCCGTTTTGAGTCACGTTTGTGGCGGCGGCACGGATGATGAAAGTTAGTGAAAGAAAAGGATGTTATTTATGACTATTGGAACACTCAGTTCGGACGCCTATCGCGCCGACGCTTGCGATCACGTTGATTCAAGGAACGACCTTGAGCTGCGTGCAAAACTTGATCAGCTGGGGATTGATTACGAGTGCGTGACGGTCCAGATTTCGTCGATTGATACTGACAATAATGAGTATCAAACGCGGCAGCACTCCATTGTGGATGCGGATACTGTTGACCGCTACGTCATGGGGTTGCAGGCTGGGGATTCAAGTTTTCCAGAAATGCTTCTTACTGTTACGCCTGGAGCACGAAAGTCTGTAGCGAAGCAACTCAAATGCGTTGGTGGGCGACACCGTGCTGTAGCTCACAAAAAGGCTGGAATTGCATCAACAAACGCGATTGTGGCCTACCCAAAGTCTGAGACAGACAAGTCAAAGTTGATGACTGTGTCTCGATGGGACAACATGCGCAACGGAAAGCCAGAGACATTGCACGCGCATTACATGGGCCTTGCCCAAGAGTGCATAGCTGCTGGAGGTGGTTTCTCTGGAGGGGTTCCTACTCGTGATGTTATCAATGACATCGCGTCTCGCAATAACCTCGCTGTGTCTCATAAACAAAGGCTCAAGAAGTACATTCGTGCTTTAATGTTTCAGGCCGAGTGTCGCGCTCTCGGTATTAGCAGGGTTCCTGAAAGCATTGCCCTTTGTGACGAAGCAGCGTCGTTTCTTGACAACGAGCGGTTTGACGCAATTGCAAAGACAATTTGCGCTAATCAGCATCACAAGAGACTCACGGGGATCGTTAAGGAATGCGCTCAACGAAAGTTGCGTGGCGAGAAGGCCGTTGAATTTATCCGCGATCAATCAAGCGGATTTACTGAGCCAGTTGAGCGAATGAAGTCATCGGACCAAGTTCGTCTTCGTTGCAAGGCTCTTTCTGAATCTGTTGTAAAGCTCGAAGGTGACGCATCACTGACGTGCTCTGATATTGAGAAACTGGAACGATCTATAGCCGAGTCACTGGACATTTGCTTGGCGGTGACATCAAAGATTAAGGAGCGTGCATGCAATGACTAAAACACGCGAATATGTTCGCCAAAGCGAATCAATGCAGCCTGGCTCAGTTGAGTTTCATGTTTTTGTTCAGCAACAGATGTCTGCTGGAAAGGTTGTTGATTGCGTTGCGGCAAGACGATGGGTAATGTCTGCATACAAAAGGGAGTCTTTAATTCGATTTGGGGCAAGGCGCATTGCTTCTGATGCGTTGGCATTAGAGAGAAAAGAGGATCGCGAAACTGCCAAAACCTCAATGACACTGGCCGCTATTGGTTTTACGAAGAAAGGAGAAAGCATCAGCGAGTCAGAGTCTGAGTTTTTCTATAGCAGCGGTATTGCGGTTGTGATGCACAGGCTGAAATCAGCTAGATCGTATACCTACGTGTACGACAAGCGAGTAGGTGTGTTTAGTCGTGTTGATATGGCTGTAACGCCAAAAGCCAGAGGCAATGGCACAAGCGTACGTGCAATATTTGATGTTCTGTCCGTTAAGAATTCCACAGCTGCCGAGATCGCGTCAGACAGAGGATGCAGCGTTAGTTCTGTTAGATCAATTTTGAGTTCGCTCTTTAATCAGGGGCGTGTGTCAAAAGTATCACAAGCAAGGCCAGGAAGTAAGGAACTGGTGTGGGGTCTCGTTAGGGAAGCGGCAACATCGGTTGGCTCGTAACAACAGCCGCCCACGTGATAGGCACGGTGCCGCTTCGACGCGGCTGGGCGGAATCAAGGAGGAGCGGGATGGCATTCAACGTCAACGATCTGATGGACGAGTTGTTTAACGATGGCGACGACTGCGAGCACGCTGGTGAGTGCCTGTGGATCAACACGCAGGAGTTCACACGGCGGACTAGAGGGATGACGGCAAAGCAAGTCGGGCAGCTGCTTCTGGAAATGGTTGATCTCTACAAGCAGGGACGCATGAAGAACGGCCCAGCCGTTCGCGTAGATCCGCCAGACGATGAGGAGGCCACGGATGGCACGAACTCGTAGCATCAAGCCGTCGTTCTTCAAGAACGAGTTCCTGGCCGAATGCGAGCCGATGGCACGCCTGCTGTTCGCTGGCCTGTGGACGCTCGCAGACTCTCAGGGGCGTCTTGAATGCCGTCCGCTGCGGATCAAGGCGGAACTTTTCCCATACGACAACTGCGACATCGTGGCGCTGCTGGGGCAGCTGGAGGCCCGTGGATTCGTCGTTGCCTACCGTGTCGGCGAGCAGAACTACCTACAGATACCGACGTTCACCGAGCACCAGCGTTGCCACCCGTCCGAGCAGCCAAATGGCATTCCTGCTGCCGATACAGGCGAAATCGTGAAATTTCACGGCGAGCCGTTAAAAAAAACTGCGGTTTGCGCCTTATATCCTTCTTCCTTTAATCCTTCTACCTCTAATCCTAGTAGTGCTCTGACCACGCCCGCTCCGCGTGCGAGGTCAAAGCCAGCCGATCCGCTTCGGTGGTCTGCGGAATCAGGCTGGGAGGGAATCACCGACGCTGACCATGCGGAATGGTCACAGGCTTACCCGGCGGCTGACCTTCCCGTCGAACTCGCTAAAGCCACTCAGTGGCTGAAGACGCACGAGAAGAAGGCAAAGAAATCGAACTGGCGACGCTGGCTGACCACGGTGTGGTTGAGCAAGTGCCAGGATCGTGGTGGCACCCACCGAGAGGCTGCACGTTCACCGGTTTCTGCGCCGCCTGTTGATCAGGCGAAGCGGAGATTCTTCCGGTCGGACGCTCAACGGTCTATGACCGATTCAGAGCACGCCATCTGGCGTCGTGAACAGCGAAGCGGCGGCACGGTCGCCTCGCTTGCATCATCCATCACACTCAAGGACGAGGATACATGACAGCTACAGCAACAGAACGCCAGCCACTAACGCCCAGACAGCAGGACGTCCTCAACTGGATTTCCGGCTACATCGACGTCCACGGGTACAGCCCGACCATTCGCCAGATCGGCCACGCATTTGAGTGGACGACCAACGGCGTCATGTGCCATCTGCGTCCCATGCGGCGTAAGGGCTGGATCACTTGGCAAGACGGCGAGGCTCGCACCATCCGAGTGATTGGCGGTGACGCATGAGCTTCGTTCACCTTCCGCCACCGTCCGACGTCGTACAGGCGTTGATGGATCGTGCTTGGGACGACGACATCAGCGACGACGACCGGATTCTGCTCGAGACCGCTGCGAAGACGCTGGAAGTCACGCTTGACCGTTGCATCAGGCTGGCAAGCGTGATTGAGAAGACGGAGGTGGGGCTGTGAGCACCGAAAACCTCGCCATGTTGGCCGTTGGACAAATCATTGCTGCGGGAATGTTTTCCCTCGGCGTGTTGGTTGGAAGTTCTCTACGAAAGGATGCAAAGGATGACAGCAACGAAGGAACGAAAGAAGAAAGCGAGTGGCATAAGCCTCGCGGCGTCGGAATTGAAGGCGGCGCTTTCAGCCGTAGGCCAGGCTGTGCCAAGCCGCTCGCCAAGGCCGATCTACCAGAGCGTGCTCCTGTCGGGCGCGGTGCTTTCTGGGAGTGACGGTGACGTGCGGATTGACGTCACGTTGGAAAACACGCCCCCCGGTATCAGCTTGCTGCTGCCGAAGGATAGGCTTTCCGCCATCCTCGGCAGTTTCACAGGCGATGAAATCACTATCACGCCTGACGACACGTCGTGCCTGATCAAGGCCGGCAGGGGCGAGTGGACGCTGCCAACGGAGGACGCTGGCGAGTATCCGGCGTGGAACGTGGACGGTGCGAAGCCCGTCACGCGGCTTCCTGTTGACCAGTTCTGCCGTGCGGTCAAAGGCGTGGTTTTCGCCGTGGATGACGAATCAAGCCGCTACGCTCTCGGTGCTGTGCTCGTGGAAGTTAAGGGAGAGGTTGTCACGTTTGTTGCCACGGACGGTCGCCGGCTCTCGTGCGTGAACTGTGAGCACGACCTTGCGGTTGACGATTCGCAGACGCTTGTGCCTGCACGGGCGATGGCGATCATCGCACGTCTTGCAGCTGGGTGCAGTGACGCCAGCGTGCAGCTTGAGGCAACGAAAAACGAGATCGTCGCCACGGTAGGTAACGCTACCGTCACTGCTCGTCTGCTCGACGGTCGCTACCCTCGCTGGCGTGACACGCTGCCGGAACGTGACGCCAAGGCCACGACGGTCAGCCGTGCGGATCTGCTGGCGGCTACTCGAGCGGCTGCCATCGTCACCAGCGAGGAAAGCAAAGGCGTGCAATTTGTTTTTTCTGACGGTGGCATCTGGCTGCAAGGCAAGAGCGCCGAGAAAGGCGAAAGCAGCGTCACCTGCGACGTCGTGGAAGCCGGCGACAAGGCGACTGTGAAACTTGACCCGTTGTTTGTCCAGCAATGGCTGGGCGGCATCGACAGTGAGGCCGAGCCGGAAGTTGAAGTCGAAGCCGTTGACGCACAGTCTGCGGTCATCCTGCGATGCGGCGACAACACTGGCGTCATCATGCCACTGGCGGTGGACTGACATGCCGCAAGGACGTGAGATTGAATACTGCGCTCTCACGCTGCATCGGCTGTGGGCGAGCGGCGCTTCCTATCGGAAGATCGCCGCCGCCCTTGGCTGCTCGCAGTCTTACGTGCATAGGCTGAAGACGCGGCACAAGCTGCCAAACCGCCAGAAGGGCACGCGGGAAATCTTTGAGGATGACCCGACGCCAGAGCAGATTGCAGAGCGTGCGGCTGAGTGTCGAGCGCGGCGAGTGGTGGCGACGCCGAAGGAGGAGCGGTTCTCTGTGCCTCGGTATACGTGGGATGGTTTCACGTTTCGCGGGATAGTCTGACGCCGCATGCGAAAAGAGAAAAAGACGCGACGGCAAAAACGCCCCCCCCCGGTGGCGCATCCCGGCGAAGGCTATACGCCTCGCAACAGGACGCAGGAAGCCGCTCTGGACGTCATCCGGCGCAACTCCATCACGTTTATCCTCGGGCCGGCTGGCACCGGGAAAACGCATCTGGCGAGCGGCTAC